TCGATGAGGGATCCGAATCAGAGGATTCATCCAAAAGGAGCTAGCCACACACATGTGAAGAATGGTCCACCTGACCACCAAGAAGGGGCCAAATGGACAAGCGTTAGGTACGGCACTTAAGGACTTAGTAATATTACCAGAGTGATTACTGCGTAGTATTTACGTTCTCGGTGGTGAGAATCTTCAGGACTATATCCAGACTTTACGTTCATTGTATTGTACGATTGAACAGTGAGTTAACGATAAGGTTTCCTCAACTTCTTACCTTCGTAAGATAAGTGTAAAGCCCGACAAAGCATTGAAGAATCGTCCGATAGCGATATTGGACTACTGATCCCAAAGTGCTTTGAGACCTTTGCATACGGCACTCTTTAGTTGTCTATCGAACATACCCGAGGATATGACGTTCGACCAACTAGGAATGACGAAATACATAGGTCAATGGAGCTCGTACCATTCGCTCGACTTGTCTTCTGCCACAGATCGTTTTCCTATTTCATTGCAGGAAAAGATACTGGGGTACATGACAGACGAGTCGTACGCCCAAGCCTGGACAGAAGTTATGGTGAAACATCCTTTCCATTTCAAAGGAAAGGAGTACACTTATAACGCTGGACAGCCTATGGGAGCATACAGCTCATGAGCAATGTTTGCGCTCTCACACCACATTGTGGTACAGTACAGTGCCTTTAAAACAAACCAAACGATAGACGGAAAGTTTGGGATGTTTGGAGACTATGCACTGCTCGGTGATGACATCGTAATCGGTAATCGTTTAGTGGCCAAACACTACAAGGAGACGATGAAACTCCTTGGAGTGGAATTGTCCGAAGCAAAATCACACGAATCAACCAGATTCGTTGAATTTGCTAAGAACTCCTGATACATTGATGAACAGGGGAAAGTTCATAATGTCTCAGGTGTTCCACTAAACGGTATACTGTCTGCGAAGTCCGTACCATACGAACTTGCTACAGAATTAGGGCGGTTAATGCAGCGGGGTACAATCAGGAAACCCAATGTATCCGACCCTACAGATCTGTCCAAGTTTGTCAGTCAGATGTTCAAGTTGAACCCGAAGATTTGTATGAATAAAATCAACAAGTTAAC